CAGGTAAGTATGATGTAACTCGTAAGAGGCACAGCCGTAACTTTAATACAGATGGTTTTATAAATGCTTTTGAAGTTACTATGAATAATCATAAAGAAATTGTTGATGGTTATCAGAGACTAGCAGATAAGAAAGTAAAGCATGAACAAGTTGTGAACTTGTTTAATACTCTTACTAAAGTTAAAGATAGATTAAGGTCTGGTACACTTTCAGAGAAACTATCTAATCAGTACAATTCTGAGAGATATACTCGTGGTGATAATGCTTTTGCTGTAATGTCTGCTATGACACACTATGCCTCACACGGCACAGGTAGATTTAACTTGACTCGTACTGGAGATCAGGGTACACTTTACAAACGTCAAGAGAAAGTAACTAACTGGTTACGTTCTGATACTTGGAAAGAGTTTGTCGCTGAAGCTGCATAATGCAGTAAACTATGGAAGGTAAAGACTTATTAATTTAAGTTTTTACTTTCCACTTTTTTATGATATAATAGAGGTTTATGATGAAGATTCCTACATTTAAAAACAGAAAACAAATAGATAACTATCTCAGAGATAAGAACTCTGACCCAATAGTTTTGAGTGCTCTTGATGAGTATGTAAATTATCCTCTTTTTGGTTATTCATTAGATCCAATAGATTATGATAATTTAAATAGTTGGATAGAGTGCCAAGTAGATATGTTTTGGTCTGGATACGAGGAGTATGTTAATGACACTCTCAATGCGTGAAGCTGTAGAAGAAGCATTAGAAGTTCTTCAGATGTTATATCTAAATGGTGATATAAAAATAAAAGATAAAGATAATCTTGCTGAAGTTATACACACATTTAATTGTTACTTAAATGAGGGCTGTTAAATGTAATGACTAAATTTATAATTACTCAATATGAAAATAGAATTGTTAAACATCTAAGAGATTTTGATGTACTTATATCTGAGGAAGATGAAACTATATGTAGTTTTAATTCTTATGAAGAAGCCGCAGCATATTTATTAGATGAAGGAGTACCATTTGTTAATGGTAGATTTCTAAATAATGTAGCTATAGAGAGGTTACAATGAAAATTAATTATCAAGTAGTATTAGGATTACTTATTAGTACATTAATGATTGTTCTAATAACTAGTAAACCTAAAGCAGATGATTTATCTTGTCTTTCAGAAGCAATCTATTTTGAATCAAGATCAGAAAGTTTTATAGCACAGTTAGCGGTAGCTAATGTAGTTATAGAAAGAGTTAGAAGCCCTAGTTATCCTAATACAATATGTGAAGTTGTCCATCAAGGTAGATATATTAATGGTAGACCTGTAAGAAATAAATGCCACTTCTCTTATTGGTGTGATGGTAAACCAGAAAGAATACACAATACAAAAGCATATAAAAAAGCAATAGATGCAGCCACACTTGCCATGAATGGTGTTTATGTGGAACCCACAATGGGTGCTACTCACTATCATGCTAACTATGTATCACCTAATTGGAGCATGAGTCCTAACTTTCAAATGCTTGGTATGATAGGCACACATATATTCTATGTTGACAGTACAGTATTAAAATGATAGAACATAAACATATTAAACAACTAAAAGATATAATAAAAAAAAGAGATGAAGAGATTAAAGATTTGCGTAAAAGATTATCTCAGTATGAAAAAGATAATAGAAATAAATGGGTTGAGTTAGATGACAAAGGTATACGATCTTGATTATTACAGATTACAGAAAGAAAAAAGATTAAGAAATGCCCTTGGTATTTCCTATGAAGATTGGAATATTATGAAAGCACATGGATACGATCCTACTTTAGAGGAAGACAGAGATAAATTCTATGAGGATTTAAAAGATGGTTAAAAACTTATGGGACAAAGAACGTAACGATATATTTCGTGATCTCGTTCGTCAGTATGAACAAGAGGGTTACACCTCTAAAGAAGCTAAAAAGTTAGCAAAAGAAGAAGTGAATGAAGTCATGTTAGACAAAGAAAATATATTAGAATATTTTTTAGATGATGATGTGTTTGAATAGATATGTGGAAACTAATAATAAATAATAAAATATTACCTGAATCTTTTTGTACAAAGAAGGATGCAGAATTAGAGATTATTAATAGAGAGGGACTACTTAGAGTATTAGGGGTAAAGTATGGATATAGGATTAAAAAAATATGATGATAGAGATAACTCTATTGTTGTTAGCCGAAAGCCTTGCTTTGAATGTGATTCAAGTGATGCTAATATAGAATATGCTGACGGTCATCATTATTGTTACAGTTGTGAAACTTACTTCCCATCAAATTATAAATCAGAGGGCAACATGATACAACAACAGAACTCGTATCAACTTAATAAAAATAAATCTTTTAACTTTTCAGCTATTGCTGATAGAAAAATTAGTGAGAAGACTTGTAGAGAGTATGGTGTTACCGTGTCTATGCAAGGTTCTATGATTACTGATCACCAATATAAATACTATGATAAAGACAATAACCATATAGCTACAAAGTTTAGACAGACACAGAGTAAAACTTTTTACTCTGAAGGTAACATGTCTGGTGCAGTTTTGTTTGGGCAGAATAAATTTAACCAAGGTGGTAAGTATATTACTGTGTGTGAGGGTGAGTTAGATGCTATGTCTGCTTACGAGTTACTAGGTTCTAAGTGGCCTGTCGTATCCATCAAGAATGGTGCGGCATCTGCACTGAAGAACTGTCAACAAGCTCTGGATTACTTAAATAAATTTGATCAGATTGTTTTATGCTTTGACAACGACAAGCAAGGTAGAGAAGCAGAACAAAAAGTAGCCAAGCTATTTGAGCCTAACAAGTGTAAGATCATGAGTCTTGATCTAAAAGATGCTAATGAGTATCTGAAAACAGGGCAACGTGAGAAGTTTGTAAATACATGGTGGAATGCCAGAACATACACACCAGTAGGTATAATTAATCTAGCTGACCTTGGTGCATCTCTTTATGATGAAAAGGTAAATGAGACTTGTCTCTATCCTTGGTCTAAGATGAATGAAAAGACATATGGTATGCGTACTGGTGAATTAATTACATTCACCTCTGGTGCAGGTATGGGTAAGTCGAGTATCATGCGTGAGCTTATGCATCACATTATGTCTAATACACAGGACAATATTGGTGTGTTAGCTCTTGAGGAGAACACTCGCAATACCGCATTTAATATTATGAGTGTTGAAGCTAATGCTAGACTGTACATCAAAGAGATACGTAATCAGTATACACAAGAGCAGTTAAGTAATTGGCAAAGTAAAACTATTGGATCTGGTAGGTTCTTTGCCTTTGATCATTTTGGTTCTATTGAGAACGATGAGATACTAGATCGTGTAAGGTACATGGCCAAGGCTCTTGAATGTAAGTGGGTATTCCTAGATCACTTATCTATTCTTGTATCAGGTCAGGAAGATAATGGAGATGAACGTAAGTCTATAGATATTCTTATGACTAAGCTAAGATCCCTTGTAGAAGAAACAGGCATAGCTTTACTGCTTGTCAGTCATCTACGTAGACCATCAGGTGATCGTGGTCATGAGGATGGGCGTGAGGTATCGCTCTCACATCTACGTGGCTCTGCTTCTATTGCTCACCTATCTGATGCAGTGATTGCACTAGAGCGTAACCAACAAGCAGACGATGATGTAGAAGCTAACACTACTACCATACGTATTCTAAAGAACAGATACACTGGTGACACTGGTGTAGCTTGCCACTTGCATTATGATAAAGACTCAGGTAGAATGTCACAGATTGATAACCCACTGATGGAGGAAGAGGAATGATTTGGAAGTACAGAACAGAGCAAGATAAAGAGCATGTTGAAAATTACTTGAAAAATAATTCTCTATCTTTTAGCTTTGATGAAAGATTACCTGCTTTTTATATAGATGATCCTGATCCAGAAAGACATTACATAACTTATCAGTATTATTATACTACAGGTAGGTGGGGAGTTATGTATAATAAAAGAAATAAAAATAGAAAACATTACATGTGTAGAGATATAGAAACTTTAGTAAATAAATATATATTGAAGGATCAAGATGAAGATGAGTGAAGTAAGAAAAGCTTTTAACAAAAGCCTATACGACAAAGCTGACCGGGCTGCAAAAGATGCAGCATTTAAACTTATCAGCACAATGAACTATACAACTGTTGATACAACAGAACGTAAAGACTTTGACATTATATGCAAAGCAAGAACAGAGATACATCATCTCTATGAGGTAGAGGTAAAGTATGCATGGAAGGGAGAGTGGCCTAAGTCTTGGACTGAGATACGTATCCCACACAGAAAGAAAAGACTACTTGATAAGTGGCAAAAAGAATATCCCAATGCTCTCTTTACTTTCATGGTCTTTAGAGACGACTGTGAAAAAGCTTGGCATATTGACGCAAATGTTTTACTTGATTGTGAGGTTAAAGAAGCTTACAATAAAAATATCTCCAAGGGAGAAAAGTTTTTTCATATACCAGTAGAAAGAGCGAACCTTATAGACATACCATGACTACAGCCGTAGTAGACATAGAGACAGACAGCTTAGATGCTAGTCGTATACATTGTATAGTTGCACAACATTATAAAACAGGAGAGATGCGTGAGTGGGTAGGAGATCAGTGTAAAGAATTTGGACAGTGGTCAAAGAAAATAGATACATTCATAATGCACAATGGTCTTAGCTTTGACGCTCCTGTCTTAAATAAATTAACAGGATCTAAAATATCTTCTTCACAAGTACGTGATACTTTGTTGGAGTCTCAACTATTTAATCCCATCAGAGATGGAGGACATAGTTTAAAAGCATGGGGTAAAGAATTAAACTATCATAAGTTTGATTACGATGACTTCAATCATTTCACTCTTGAGATGTTAGACTACTGTAAACAAGACGTAGCATTAACCAGAAAAGTAGCGCAACGTCTTGAGTTAGAAGGCACAAAGTTTTCTAAAAAGTCTTATGAATTAGAGAGAGATGTTAGAGTTATTATAGATAATCAAGAACGTAATGGCTTTGCATTTAATATGAGAGAAGGCCAGTTACTCTTAGCTAAACTAGAAGATGAACAACATGAATTAGAAAAACAATCAATAGAAATGTTTGAGCCTACTATTGTAGAGCTTAAAACTAAGACAAAAGAAATACCATTTAACATAGCATCTCGACAACAAATAGCAGACCGCTTGATGAAACGTGGTTGGGAGCCAGATATATACACAGAAAAAGGTAATGTTGTAATTAATGAAGCTGTATTATCTAAAATTAAAATGCCAGAAGCAGAGATGTTTAGTAGATACTTTCTCCTACAAAAGAGAACTGGTCTTTTAAAATCTTGGATAAAGGAATGTAGTAATGACTTACGTGTTCATGGTAGTGTTCTTACTCTTAAAACTATTACTGGTCGCATGGCTCACCACAGTCCCAACATGGCACAAGTGCCAGCAGTCTATAGTCCTTATGGAAAAGAATGTAGAGCACTATGGGGGGTGTCTGACAGCAACACACATAAACTTGTAGGCACTGACGCTAGTGGTCTTGAACTTAGATGTCTTGCACACTACATGAACGATACTAATTTTACAGAAGAAGTATTAACTGGTGATGTGCATACTGCTAATCAAAAAGCAGCAGGATTAAAAACTAGAGATCAAGCTAAGACTTTTATCTATGCTTTTCTTTATGGTGCAGGGCCAGCTAAAATAGGTAAGGTTGTTGGTGGCTCTGCTTCTACAGGACAGAGATTAATATCTAAGTTCTTATCTAACATGCCAGCCTTGAAAAGACTTAGATCAAATGTATCAGAGGCTGCTCAAGCTGGTACTATTAAAGGTCTTGATGGTAGAAGACTACAGATTAGATCAGAACATGCAGCATTAAACACTTTACTTCAAGGTGCAGGTGCTATAGTATGTAAGCAATGGCTCGTGCAGATAAGTGAGAAAGTTAGAAACTCTGGTCTTGATGCTAAGTTGGTAGCATCTGTTCACGATGAATACCAATTTGAAGTAGCCAAACCAGACGTACAAAGATTTTGTAAACTAACAAAGGAGGCAATGTATCAGACACAAAAAATATTTAATTTTAAATGTGATTTAGATTCT